CTTAAGAAGAGACATAGCTGATTCTGTTCTTAAAATGGCTCCTTCTGGAGCTTTTTGAGGAATAGAAATAACTGCTGTGTCGTGTGGTCTAAAGAATTCATCTTCGACTAACTCTGGATGTGCTAGGGAAAGATAGTTATAGATTGCTTCATTCTTACCTACACGGATTCTACGAATGTAGTGGTCATTATGCCAAGCATGAATACCTGAAGATGTACCTAGTGCTAGGGAGGTAGTACCTGCTGGTTTTACACAGGTAGTTCTTGCTGCTTCGCGAATGCCAATAAGTTTAGCAACTCGGCTATTTTCCTCTTTAACTGCTGCTGCGGCAGCTTTCATGTCTAATTTTAGAACTGCCCCTGAACCAATTCCAGTCATAGAAACACCGATTAGGGCATCTTTCTCTGTTGTTCTCCTCCAAACATCGCGGAGGTAGTGAAAGTCTGTGTAGCCAGCTTGAAGTGTTCCAATAAAAGCTCCTGCTTTAACACGGGCTTCGAACTCTTCTTGACTGTCGAGATCAGAAGCATTTACTTCTGTTAGATTGCAGAACTGATAAGGACGAAGAGCAATCTCGCAGCATGGATTAGTACCCCAGTCTTTGTCGTTTGATAGATAAATTCCAGGTTCGCCCGAGCCTGACTTTTTAATTCTATCCCAAAGCGACATAAAGTAATCTTTATCCACCATATGGCGAAGAATAACTGCTGAATTGTTTGCTCTGCCTCTTTGTGGATTAGCTTCCCACCAAGGACCAGACTTAGAAGCAATCATTTCATCATCATCTGCCGAAAAAAGCGAAATAAGGGCTGCTCTGCGAATACCACCAGCTAAAACAGCATCGGCAATATGGCAAATAATGTCATGAACTTCAATTGGTTCTAATTTATCGCCATCTTCTTTCTCTGCTAAAACACCCTCAACTTTAACAAGGCACTCTCTAAGAGGCTGAGGGCCGGGAGCTTTACCACCGGAAGTGATTAGTCTGGCTCCCTTGGGACGAATGTCGCTGAAATCAAAACGAAGCCTTGATGTTCCCTTGAAGTAAGACCAAATAAGGGCTTTTACGGCATCTGCCCAACCCTCGATTGAATCTGAAACTAAAAAGCGGCGGGTCTTATTGCCTGTTGGCTTTCTAATCTCTGGTAGTTTTTCAACATGGTGCTTTTGAACTGAAAAACCAACACCAGTTCCTCCTAATAGGAGGAACATACACTCGGCAAATGAGTCTGGGTGATCTACTGGCATGTAAGCACAGTTGAAAACCCTGTTTGGGGCTAGCTCAATTGGCTTGCCTGCAAATTGCATTGATCGCATAGAAGGCAAAACCTTCTTCGTTACGATATAATCCTTATAGACTTGTCTGATTTCGCTTTCTAACTGTGGATATTTCTTAATATGCATATCCATATTGCGCTCGCAAAGTTCTTCCCAAGTTTCCCTGCGTTGTTTTTCAGGGTTAAACTTAGCATATTTCATGTGAACTGTGATCTCTGATAAAATTTCTGAAGCTATTTCCATTAACTGTCTCCTTGTTTAAATTTCTTGTATTTATCGATTAATCTTTGTTTTTGATGTTTTGCTGCTTCCTTATTGATCTCTTGAATCGTATTACCATCTGGTTCCAGAACTTCTAGCAAAACATTAGCGGTATCCATCTTCATCGGGTAAACAAGACCGTCTGGCCCATTACGATTTTTAGCTACAAACATTCTAGCAGCATTCGTATTTTTATCCTCGATGGTTCGGGATAAGGTAAATATGAAGTCCGCAACAAAACATTTGTTAAAAGCTTCAGAAATACTTTCCATTGTGATAACTTCGGCATTAAGTCCGCTTCGATTTGTTTGAGAGGCTGTCCAAATAGGACAACCAAACTCTTGAGAAAGACCACGAAGATCTTCGTAGATTGTCTCTAACTCAATTCTTTTTTCTTTGTAGTTGCCTGTTGGCTTTAGAAGGTCGGCATAATCAACGATAATCATTCCAACATCAATGCCACGATTCTGTAGCTTACTTAGATGGTTTCGCAAAGTTGTCACAGAAGCAGACTTGGTTGGGTATTCTTTTACAATAATGTTTCCGCTTACACCCTTTACCTCTTCATAAATCTCTTCTTTACGATGGTAAAGGTCTTTCAGGTGAATTCCAGTCAAACAAGAATCATAACGAGAAGCTACAACTGTGTCTGCTAGTTCTAGTGTAAAGTGAACTACTGTCTTACCGTTGATAAGAGCTTGAGTTCCCAAATGAACCAAAGCCATTGATTTACCTGCTCCTGTTGGAGCAATAACAACACCAAGCTCTCCTGCTCCCAGGCCGCCTTTGCTAATCTTATCAATGATATCCCAGCCTGTTGTAACTGGACTTCTTTGCTTAAGAACAAATCGCTTTTCAAAGTCTAGCTTATAATCATAGCCATAGGAATTATCTGAGCCAAGTTTCAGAGCTTCATTAATAAGAACTGAAATCTCGTCGAATGAAGCCTTCTGAAGAAGGTTCGCAGACTTCATCAGAGCTTCTTTTAACTTTTGTTTGCGACAGAAGTCTAGAGAAGTGTGTTTGATATACTCTTCATCTTCAATCTCAGAATTTGCTTGAATTCTAGCAAAGAAGTCTCTTACTTGCTTTGTTAAGACTTGATTAGACTCATCCAATTCTGTCCTAAGAACAGAAGCCATCGCATTGGAAGACGGATGAGTGGTAAACTTTGTCTTGTAGGTAAATAACCTATCAACAAACTCCTGTAGATATTTCTGTTCTAGAAACTCCACCTTGAAGACTTCGCCTACTTGATCGCAGAAGGCTCGGTCTTCAAACATAATCTGAACTAGGTTTTCTTGAAAGTGTTTTCCAAATTTTGAAAAATCATTATTTAGCATTGGCAATCCTTATGCGATTCATGGAAGTGTAGAGATCGTCCCAGTTTAATTCAGCAAAACCATCTTTCATCATCATTTTGATTAGTTCAGTTCTGGCAAATTCTGTTGGATAATTCTCTACCGCTTCTTTAATAATTCTACTATTTTGAGGTGAAAGATTGATTGTTCCAAGATTCATTACTTTGAAGTTTTCTTCAATTAAATTTTTACTGGTTTTAATCTTCTCCCAAAATGGATCATCGACTATAGCAGAGTCGAACACATCTTTCAAGAGGCAATCTTCTCTCTCTAGAAGAAAAGGCATCTTTTTCGCTACAGTCTTAAGACCTACCCCATTTACTCCTGGGAGATTGTCGCTCTTGTCGCCTACGATTGCTCTGGCAACTGCGAAGTTTGATGGATGAATGTTGTACTCACTGATAATGTTATTCTTATTTAAGATTTGCTTTTGTGTTGGGCGATAAAGAAGAGTTGTGTCATCTAGTAGCTGAAAGTAATCCTTGTCGCTTGAGATAACTACCTTTTGTTTACCTCGGAACCTAGCAACAAGGGCTCCAATAATGTCATCTGCTTCTGAGAACTCAATGTTTAATTGACAGATGGGAAGCTGATTGAAGTATTCAGCCAGCCTTAGCTGTTGCCAAATCTTGTTTTCCATTTCTTCTTGGTCTGATAGGTGGCGAATGTCTCGATTTAATCGAATTGGTTTGCGACCTTCTTTGTAGCCACTGTTAATTTTCCTTCGTTTAGAAGACCCTTCACGACCATCCCAACAAATATAAATTTGTGTTGGCTTGATTTCTCGACATAGTTTTTGTAAAATTTTTAATGAACCTTTAATTCCTCCAATTGGTTGTCCATTTGCTGATAATGAAGGATCAACAATGTAAGCTCTGTAGTACATGTTTAGCATGTCTACAATCATAATTCTATCCATAGAAAAAACCCCTGCTAGAAATCACATTCTAGCAGGGGCTCCCAAATAAGTCAAGCTTAGATTACTTGCCTTGACCACGGTACTTTTTCTTGTACAACTTTGAATTTTTATGACTTGACCATTTAGTAAATGTTCCCGTTCCCTGACGGGTTTTCTTTTTTGTTCCGGTTCGCTTACCACCTGGTTTTAAATCATGAATTCCTACTTTAGCCATTAATCAACATCCTCCACATAATGTTCTTCTTTGTCTTCTGAATAGAAATTTGAAGCATGACCAATTCTCTTATCAAACTTCATTACCACTTCTTCTTCAAGTAATTCCACAATTCTGTCATGGAATTTTTTATCTTGAAGTTTATCTAGCCACTGCTTAGATTGAAACTTATCCGATGTCCCATCTTTATAGTGTAGTGTAAACCAAGCGCCAGCATTTGTCAACTGTTCCGAACCTTTAATTGCTTCAAACCAGCTTTCTTGGTCTAAGATGCGAACTTCATCACCACCCCATAGAATCTTGAAATTACACTCTCTACCCTGAGTTCCAAAGCGAGACTTCTCAATCTTGGCTTTGACCTCAGTTCCAACACGGAATCCCTTATCATCATAGATAAAAGATGACTTACCTTTGCGAGCAGTTAGCCAGATTCGTAGAGAATAGGAATAAGCCAATGCCTTACCACCTGGAGTAAAATAAGGCGTTGTAAGGGCTTCTGCTGGCGTTCTGGTAATGTTTGTTTTTAACTGGTTTAGAATCAATAGAGTTGACTTTGTGTTAGCAATAGGCTGAATCAACTTCGACATTCCTTTTGAAAGAATACGAGGCTTTACAGCCATTGTTGAAAGCGGATTAAAATCAGACTCGATATCAGAAACAGATGGAGTTAGAGCCATAGAATCCCAAATAAATAACATTTGGCTATCATTGTTGGCAAGTAGGCTCTCCATTGTTTCTAGCACAAACTCTACCGATGTAGCTTGAACATAAAGCAATTTCTCTACATCACAACCAGCATTGGTTAAGAACTCTGGATCGATAGCATTCTCGGAATCAAAATAAACCACATCAATTCCCATCTTTTGAGCATTGCCAGCGATTTGAGCAGCCATGTAAGATTTACCAGTTGCTTCTAAACCAGCAATCTCTGTTAGCTTTCCAACAGGAATGCCACCCCAATCTCCGCGTTTGATAATTCCGTCAAGCCATTTACAGCCTGTAGGAATAAATTGAGTTACCTCTGTTGGATTATCATCAGAAAGTGAGAAAGCAACATCCATTCCTGCTTTCTTATTAATTAATTTTTTCATGTCAGCTATGTTTAGCCGACCGGTTGCTTTAGACATTTTTTCTCCATAATAACGGAGGGGGAGCGAAAGCTCCCCCTCTCACAGATTTAACCAGCAAGTAGGTCTTGGAAGGCATCATCTACAGATGAACCAGACTTCTTTGGAGTTACAACAACTCCATCAGAATCATCACCTTCTTCACCCAATAGAGTTTTCTCTAGAAGTTGAGAAATGTCTGCCGAACTCTTAGTCTCAAAGAGCTTGTCATAATCAACAGTTTGCTCTAGCAATTCAACCATTGAATCTTCATCTGCGACTAGTCGTGAAGACTTACGACGAGCAGTGATGTTTGTTGAAGGGAACATAGCTCCTGGTGACTTACCATAAGTAAGAACAAGGTCTGTTCCAGATTCAGCATCAGTAATGTCACCATAGTCTGGATTTAGAACTAGTTGTAGAAGATTCTCATAAACAGTCTTGCTATAACCCCAAATCTTAGGACCATCAGCTTCCTCACCACGAACCAGAACAGTTGAGAAGAAGCGGCTCTTTGCTACAAGCTTACGAGCCATCTCGCGTGAATCATCATCACCATCATTGTAAAGCTTTGAAACAAAGTCACAAGCCGGACAATCATCGCCATGATTCTTTTTTGGACATAGAACACCAGCACCACCACCTAGATTGTAGTGAAAATGAAAGTGTTTGAATGGATCACCATCCGGTGAAGGCATAATACGAATTACATTCTCGCCCTCCGATGGCTTCCAAAACTTAGCGCCACCACCAGAACCACCCTTGTTATGTAGGTCAGATAGCTTTTGGCGCATCTTCTTAAGATCAATACCCATTTATTCCTCCGTGTTGATTTGGGTTTTTTGAATTATGTTTGTGAACGATTCAAAATAAACATGATTGGTTTCCCAATCAGATTCTATTATTTTAAATGAAGATTGTTCATTTCTTTGTTTAATTTGATTGTTTATTTTTTCTATAACTCCCGGTGTCCCAAGAGC